GTCTGTCTGCGTTGGGTGCGAAGTGGCTTGACAAGACCAAGGGAGGCAAGCCGCAGGTTGACGAGACTTCGCTAAAACGGAACGCGCATATACCGGAAGCACAGCTTGTTCTTGAGTACATGACGTTACAGAAACGTGTTGGTATGCTCAAGTCTTGGATAGATAACGTAGGCATTGACGGAAGGATACATGGCTATGTCAACTCGTGCGGCGCTGTTACTGGACGCATGACACACAACAGTCCTAACCTAGCGCAGATACCGTCGGAGTCTGAGTACCGTAAATGTTTTATAGTTGAGGAGGGTAACGTGTTAGTAGGCGCTGACGCTTCAGGTCTGGAGCTACGTTGTCTTGCACACTACATGAGCGATGTCAATTACACTAGAGAACTCCTTGAAGGAGATGTACATGCAGCAACTCAGAAGGCTGCAAAACTTAGAACTAGAGCTGATGCAAAGCGTTTCACATACGCTCTTCTGTATGGAGCAGGAGACACCAAGCTGGGAAACCTCATCGGAGGAACTACTAAAGATGGCAGAGAGGCTAGAGACAACTACCTTAGAAGCATGCCAGCTTATTCACGGCTGGTCAGAACGGCTGAAAGCAGAGCTAACGATGGCTGCTTACCCGGAGTTGATAGACGACAGGTATGGATCAGGCACAAACATTCTGCACTGAACACACTGCTCCAGTCCTGCGGTGCTATCGTTATGAAGCAAGCGTTGGTACTGGCTGTTGAGAAACTCAAAGACGTACCGCATAAATTTGTTGGTAATATTCACGATGAGTTTCAGGTAGAGACTCCTACTGAACACGGTGAAACAGTAGGCAAAGCATTAGTCCAGTCTATCATTGAGGCTGGCGAGGTTCTTGAAATGCGCTGTCCGTTAGACGGTGAGTTCAAGATAGGCAAGACATGGGCAGAAACTCATTGACACCCATGCTAAAAACGTGGTATAATATTATGGTAGTTAACCAAAAAGGAGAGTTGTTTATGACTGACAAACCACAACCAATCACACTTAAGGGTACTCTTTACTGGGTTGAGCGTAACAAGCTTAACAGGTACAGTGACAAATACCAGATTGTTCTTGGTAACCTGAGCGACAAAGCTGTTGAGGCGCTTGATAACATGGGTATTGTTGCTGCCAACAAGGGTGACGAGAAGGATTACTTCATCACCATGAAGAGTAAGAATCCCATGCGGGTGACAGACGAGCAGGGTGTCGAGTATGATCAAGACATTATGATTGCTAACGGAAGCGAAGCAGTCTGTGTTGTTGGATACTACGACTGGTCTGTTGGTACAGGACGTAGCCCCAGCATGATCAAGTGTAAAGTCACAAAGCTCATTGAGTACGTTGACGATGCAGTTGATGAGGAGATGGCTCTGTGATATTAATTGATGGGGACATCGTAGCATACCGCTGCGCGTACAAGTCACAGGAGGATCGCGCAGAATACGCCGCATACAGTGCTGGCTCATACCTGTCAGATCTAATCAGTGACTTGTACATCCTCATCGAAGACGAGCCTGAGTACCGTGTGTACCTGACGGGAAAAGGCGAGTCAAACTTTCGACACGATTACGCTGTCACTGCTGGTTACAAGGAGAACAGAAAAGACAAGGAGAAACCTGAACACCTTGCTGTTATCCGACAGTATCTGATAGACGAATGGGAGGCTGTCGTCAGTGACGGTGAAGAAGCAGATGATCTAATTGCTATCGCCGCTACTAACGACCCAGACTCAATCATCGTCAGCATCGATAAGGACTTCGATCAGATCGCGGGTAAGCACTACAATCCTAACACCAACAAGCTGTACGATGTTGCTGAAGAGGACGCAGTGCGCTTCTTGTACGAGCAGGTACTGACAGGTGATCGTGCCGATAACATCATAGGCATCAAGGGTGTCGGCCCAGTGAAAGCAAAGAAAGCACTGGCTGACTGCGTTACCGAACGTCAGATGTATGACGTATGCGTTGAAATGTATGGCGACCCAGAGCGAGTCATTGAGAACGCTCGACTGCTGTACCTTCGACGCAAAGAGGGAGAGATCTGGAATGCGCCGGACGCTGAGTAATGTCCCAAAGGGTTACGACTCGTGGCTTGAGTGGGACTTAGCACAGGAACTGAAGGGCTGTCTGTATCATCCCTGCGCGGTTCCGTATATACAACACAGGCATTACCATCCTGACTTCACGTATAACGATGGTGATATAACATATTATATCGAAGCTAAAGGGAGGTTCCGTGACAAGCCAGAGGCTCGCAAGTATGTCGATGTCAAGAAGGCTCTTAGCTGGACGGAGGAATTGGTTTTTGTCTTCCAGAATCCAGACAACAGAATGCCAGATGCAAAGCGTAGAAAGGATGGAAGCTTCTACACAATGCGGGAGTGGGCTGAACGAAACGAGTTCAAGTGGTACACTCCAAAGACCATACCGGAGGAGTGGAAATGCGACACTTAGTAATACCTGACACGCAGATCAAACCCGAACAGGACTACGAACACATGAAGTGGGCTGCGCGATACGCCGTTGCAACCAAGCCTGATGTTATTGTTCACCTTGGCGATCACTGGGACATGGCTAGCCTGTCTTCCTATGACGTAGGCAAGAAGTCCTTTGAGGGTAGACGCTACTCTGCTGATGTTAAGGCAGGTAACGATGCGATGAACTTGTTTATGAGCACGATAAAAGCAGAGCAGAAACGATTGCGTAAACACAAGAAACGAATCTGGAAGCCTCGCTTTATCTTTACCCTTGGTAACCATGAACAACGCATCGAACGGGCTGTAGAGAACGATGCCAAGCTAGAGGGCTTGATGAGTTATGAAGATCTTAACCTCAAAGATTGGGAAGTATATCCGTATCTTCAGCCAGTGGTTGTGGATGGCATTGCTTATTGTCACTTTTTCACTAGCGGTGTCATGGGTAGGCCAGTCAGCAATGCAAAACTACTACTGCAAAAGAAGCACATGTCCTGCGTCATGGGACACGTACAAGACAGAGACATCGCGTTCGACAGAGACGCCAGCGGAAAGCGAATGACTGGGCTGTTTGCTGGTATCTACTATCAACACGATGAAGAGTATCTGAATCCTCAGACTAACGGTAGCTGGTCTGGGCTGTGGATGTTTAACGAAGTGGTTGACGGTGCGTTTGATGAGATGCCTATAAGCATGTCATACCTACGGAGGCGGTATGGCTAGGACATTCGATGAGATGCTGGAGCTTATCGCTGACAACATTGACGAGGTAACCTTGTTGGAAGTGCTTGAGATAACGTCAGACGATATTGTTAACGCATTCGCTGAACGCATACGAGACAAGATGTATAAGTTTAACGGACTGGAGGAAGAAGTAGATGAGTACGAAATGTGATCGCAACACACCGTTTCCAAGATCAATAGACGATGCAACACCGCAGGAGTGGGACAACGCAACCAAGCGACAGGTAGGCGGTAACCACTACAGCCGTTATAACATTCAGCCTGTTGACTTTATCATTGCTAACAACCTTGACTGGTGCGAAGCAAACGTAGTAAAGTACATCACACGGTGGAAGAACAAGAACGGTGTCGAAGATCTACGCAAGGCTGAACACTACATACACCTGTTGATAGAGCGAGAGATAGATGAAAGTAATCGAAGGTAACTTTGGTGTATCAAAAGAGAAACCTATCAGCGCAGTGGAGATGTTCACTGCGTTGGCTGAAGGAGTATCTGGTCTTGAAGAAGACAACATCGAAGTCAAGGCAGCAGTCGTTGTCTACGTAGATGGTACGAGTCTGCAGGTACTCAGTAACGATACCTATCCAGACTCAGCATACATGCTGTTTAACATGGCAGCACAAACAATTATGTTAGAAACTTTAGGAGTGACAGAATAGATGGACGCATACCAACAATACATACACAAGTCACGTTACGCTAGGTACTTACCAAACGAACAGCGCCGTGAGACTTGGGAAGAAACAGTAAACCGTTACATAAACTACTGGGTAGATCGTGCAGGACTGAATGACTTCGAAGTGTCAGAGATATTCAAATCAATACATGACCTAGACGTTATGCCTTCGATGCGAGCACTGATGACAGCAGGTGAAGCACTCGACCGTGACAACGTAGCTGGGTTTAACTGTAGCTACCTACCTATAGATC